GTGGCGTGAGATGTTAGACCCTATGCGAATGGCTTTACCTGAGAAACCTAGAGATTGGGTAGACTTTTACACAGGTGGATACGAAACCTTCAACGACTGCTTTGTAATGAACCGTGTAAACGGTAGTAACTACGAGTTTGCCAGCATGAAGAACATTTACGCGTCCGTGAACAACATTCAAAGAGTACCCTGGAAGATCAACAAGAAGATATTGGATGTAGCACAGAAGTGTTGGGATTTGGAGCGTGTGTTTGAGTTTCACGAAGTGCCTATGCAACCGTACCTTGAAGGTGGACACGAGAAGCCTGAAGAGTTAAGGATTTGGAAGTGTAAGCAAGATAAGATCAGGCGAATGAATGAAGCAAGACGTAGCAAAAGGCTTCAACACGCCAAGGTCATGCACTTAGCTAAGAAGTATAATGAATGGGATGATGTTTACTTTCCTACTCGCGTAGATTACAGAGGTCGTGTGTATTATATGCCAGCTTACCTTCATCCACAAGGCTCTGACTTAGCTAGAGGTTTGTTACAGTTTGGAAGAGGTGAGCAAGTAGTCGATGAAGAGGACTTAGAGCGTGTGTTAATCCACGGTGCTAATGCTTACGGAGTGAAGGGTAGTTTAGACGAGCGGTTAGCTTGGATAGAAAGTCGTAAACAAGAGATACTAGAGACAGCTGAAGACCCTATGACTAACGACTGGTGGACGGAAGCGAGCGAACCGTTTGGATTCCTGGCGTTTTGTTTTGAGTATCAACAGTTTACAGAAGAAGGATACGGATACACCTCACACTTTCCTGTCCGTATGGATTGCAGTAATAACGGTATGCAAATACTTCACCTCCTACTCAGAGATACAACACACTCTAAACATTGCAACATCGTACCTGACCAACCTGTTGGGGATATGTACCAGCACATAGCTGATCTTGTTTACGAACGATTGAAAGAACAAGCGAGTGAAAGTTACATAGCAAGTGAGTGGTTAAAGTACGGAGTAACTAGAGCTATGGCTAAAGCTGCTGTTATGAATAAACCGTACGGTCAAGGATTCTTTCCTGTGTTAGGTAGGTTCTTATCTATCATCGAAGACAATCATCCGTTTGAAGATGGAGAACAGATTGACGGTATCAATTACCTAGCCCGACAATTTAATGAGGTAGCACGTGATGAGTTGGAAAGTGTTGACCGAGTAAGGCGATTCCTTAGACCGTGCACTACAGCAGTCGGTAACGAGATGTTAAAGTGGACTACACCTTCTGGATTTAAAGTAATACAAGGATTAACAAAGACTAAGCGTATCCAATGTCGTACGATTGTAGGTAATATAGAGACTAAGATTGAATACCAGGGACCGACTGATGAGATTGATCCGAAGCAACAACGAAAGAGTATCACTGCTAACTTTATCCACGGACTGGATGCTTCTATCGTTCATCGTTTAGCGTACGATATGGCGTACGACATGGGCTTTGTTCACGACTGCTTTATCAGTCACGCTTCCAACGCACGAAAGGTACACCAAGATGTACGAAACACATACAAGACTTTCTTTTCTGTTGACTTACTAGCTGAGTTCAGATGTGAGTTACAGAATCAATACCCGACAGCAAAACTGCCTGACCTGCCTGAGCTTGGGACACTAGATGTCTCGCAAATAGATCGAGCAATGTACCTGCTGTCTTAACAACAACAATAAATAAATACGAGAGATAAAATGAGTATGAAATCACGAAAGAAACACCCATTAATAAAGATCAACGGTATCGCTAAGTACTGCCACTTGAACGAACCAAGCAAGAAGTTTCATCCAGAGTTTGGTGAGTACAACTGTGACACGGTAGTGACTGAAGATGTAGCAAATCAAATAAAAGAACAGCTTCGTCCGTTGTACGAGGAAGAGTTAAAGACTATACAAGAAGAAAAGGGCGTTCAAAAACTCAAGCAAGCTGATATGCCTATCAAGGAGTCAGACCAAGAGATAATGATACGCACAAAGCTGAAGGGTGGACATAGAGATGCAAATGGTAAGGTTTACAACTTCAGTGTGGCATTGTTTGATGCAGCAGGTAAACCGTTACCGAAAGAGGTAGAGGTATGGGGCGGTAGTAAAGTGAATGTAGCTATCCGACCTAACTTTTGGTACACAGACTTGATGGGGTTTGGTGTAACATTCGAACTGCAAGCAGTACAAGTTATCGAATTAGCTAACGGTGGTCAGAGTGCAAAAGCAGCCGATGCATTCGGATTCACAAGTGAAGAAGGATTCATTGCTAACGGAGGTGAAACCCTTGACCAAGTATTCGATGCCGAAGAGACAAGCGAAGAAGAAGAGACCGTCAAAGCGAACTTCTAATTATCGTTCTGGATTCGAAGCTAAACTAGCAAATCAATTACAGCGTAGTGGTGTTGAGTTTCAATACGAGACATTACAACTTGAGTATAAAAAAGTATCGACTTACACTCCTGACTTCATACTCCCTAACGGCATCATCATTGAAGCCAAGGGGTTATGGGTCACGGAGGACAGGACAAAACATCTGTTAATCCGCGAGCAACATCCACACCTTGATATAAGAATGGTGTTCATGAATGCAGCTAACAAGATACGAAAAGGAAGCTCAACATCCTACGCTCATTGGTGCGAAAAGAAAGGAATTAAATATGCAAACAAAGTTATACCTAAATCATGGCTATCATCCAAGCACATCAACCCTGTGACAAGTGTGGGTCAAGTGATGCACGAGCCTTCAACGACGACGGAAGCTCCTATTGTTTCAGTTGCCAAGATCATAGTGGACGAAGCGGAGGACAACGTATGACTACGACACCAACACCAACAAGCTTCATTAACGGAGAACCACAAGCTATAGCACGTCGAAACTTGACAGAAGAAACGTGTCGGAAGTGGGGATACTGGGTAGGTAAGGACCAAGGTGAGTGGGTGCAGATAGCTAACTATAAGACACGAGACGGTAAACCTGTAGGTCAGAAGATCAGGCGAGCAGATAAGAAGTTCGCAGTGAAGGGTGAGCTGATGGGATTGTACGGTCAGCACCTGTGGCGAGACGGTGGACGACGAGTGGTTGTCACTGAAGGAGAGATCGATGCACTCAGTGTCAGTCAAGCTATGGATAACAAGTGGCCTGTAGTGTCCGTACCTAATGGTGCAGGAGCTGCAAAAAAATATGTAGCACAAGCTATCGATTGGTTAGAACGGTACGAGAAAGTAGTCTTCTGTTTTGATATGGATGATGTCGGAAGGAAAGGGGCAGCTGAATGTGCAGCACTCCTCACTCCTGGCAAGGGATACATAGCAGAACTACCACTGAAAGACCCGAATGATATGTTGACCAGTGGTAAGTCGAAGGACTTGATCAGTTGTTTATATGATGCAAGAGAGTACCGACCTGACGGAATAGTAAACGGTAAAGAGTTGTGGGATTTAGTGAGCAATCGCGATGAACACAAAGCAGTACCGTATCCTTACTTCAGCTTGAATGAGTTAACCCACGGCATGAGACTAGGAGAATTAGTTACGGTATGCGCGGGCAGTGGAATAGGAAAGTCTCTGTTCTGTCGTGAGATAGCTCATCATCTACTTGGTCTTGGCGAGACGGTAGGTTATATAGCGTTGGAGGAATCCGTCAGGCGTACTTGTCTTGGTATCATGGGTATTCACTTGAACAAACCGTTACACTTAGAAGAGGATGAGGTAGAACAAGAAGCTTTGTTACCTGCATTTGAAGAGACGGTAGGTAACGGTAAGTTCTATACCTACGACCACTTCGGATCGATGGATAGTGACAACCTACTGAGTAAGATTAGATACTTGATTAAAGGATTCGATTGTAAGTGGATATTCTTAGATCATCTATCGATTGTTATCAGTGGTATCCAAGGAGACGATGAGCGAAGACTGATCGATAACACCATGACTAAACTTAGAAGTCTAGTTGAAGAGACAGGATGTGGAATGATATTAGTATCACATCTAAAGCGAGTAGACAATGGTCACGAAGAAGGAGGACGAGTAAGTCTTCACCATCTACGTGGCAGTCAAGCAATCGCACAGCTAAGTGACATGGTAATTGGATTGGAACGTAATCAACAGGCAGGTACAACAAGCAATGAGACTCGTGTTCGTGTGTTGAAGAATAGATTCAGCGGACAGACAGGACATTGTACTACTCTTGGTTATGACCACGACACAGGACGATACAAGGAGGACACTAATGTCTTCGAAGATACAACAACAACTAACAACCCATTCTAAATAAATGAAAACACTATTCTTTGACATAGAAACAAATAAGATAGAGGACTGGTCGAACTTGTCTGACTTAAAGACGGTTCACTGTCTATCTATCTACGAACCAATGAACGCCAAGATGGTAACCTATCACGGTGAGGGCATACAGAACGG